CTTTACGATGAAATAATCTATATAATAGAAATTATGTATAAGAAATTTCTATTGATGAATTCATTAGGTAAGGAAGTGCTTAAAGCTGCTAAATCTTATTATAGAGGTGGTGGTAAAAGCATCAAAGAAATGATGCAAGCACAACCAGGTAAAAATATCAAAGCACAATCGAGAGACGCTGCTAAAGGCGATATAAAATATTTTATTAAAAGTAAAATTAAAAAACCAAGAGGTAGGAAGTAATGCCTGGTGGACTTAAAAAGAAATCATTAAGGACTGAACTAGACCTAACCCCAAAACAAAAAATGTTTGTTGAAATTTTAGTACAAGAATGGGGTACTATTACCCAAGCAGAAGCTTTAAGAAGAGCTGGTTATTTATGTAAAGATGAGAACAGTGCTAAATCTACTGCTTCACAATTATTATCCAGAAAAACATCACCTCATGTTGCGAAATATTTCGATACAAGATTTGATAAAGAAATCAAAAAATATGAAAGTGATACCCTTAGAAGATTTAAAAGATTTGAAAGACTTTCTGACAAAGCTGAAAAAAAAGAACAGTTTGCTGCAGCTATAAATGCTGAGTATAGATCTGGTCAATTAGCAGGAGCTTTTGTCGATAGAAAAGAAGTAACTGTAACAGGTCTGGAGGGTATGTCACGTGAACAACTTGAAGAGAAATTGTCAGAGCTATCCAAAAAAATCGATGGGTACAACGCAAAGACAATCGAAATTAAGTCAGAAGACGTTACTGCAATTGAAGAAGGCTAGTTGGTCTGAATGGGTTGACGCATTTAACCAAGTACACAATTCTACAATGGTAACCTCTGTTGGAATAATAAAGGTAGAAGTAGATGGCTAGAAAAAAAAGAATAAGAAGAATTAAAAATAAAAAGACAATACCTTTAAATGTTAAATCTCTCGGTAACGATATTGCTGCTTATCCTTTTGTTGAAATAGAGTGGCTTGATATCGAAGGGGACGCTGGCTGGTCAGATACTAAATCACTTAACAAAGAAAAATTACCTACCTGTGTATCTAAAGGTTACCTGGTTAATCAAAAAAAGGGAGTCACTAGAATCTTTACTGATTATATCAAAACCAAAGATAAACCTACATTTGACAGTATTGGAAATACTACTATTATCCCAACATCAGTTATCGTTAATATTAAAAAGTTAAGTTAATTATGAGTAACCAAAATAGGGAGAGTAGACTTTGGCAAAAAGTTAAGAAAGGACTTAACCAATGTTTTTTAACTCGCATAGAATCTAGCACTATCAATGGTATTCCAGATATTCATTGCGTATCTGATTCTAAAATTTTCTGGGTAGAACTCAAATCAGATGAGGCTAACTACCCTAAACTAAATAAGTGGCAAATTGTTTGGATTAACAAATATATCAAGGCAGGTGGTACTATTTTTATCTTGGAAGAGACCCCCTCGCAGAGGTCTCTTAAACTGTACAGACCGGTGTCCCGTTTTACTGATCCTCGTTCCCTCGTTCCCGACTACTCGTTCTCGGCCCCTTATGATTGGCCCAGTCTTCAGGAGCTGGTGCTGCGTGGCACAGGTTAACGAATGCCGTTTCTCGCCCTCGTTTCTTTCCCTCTTTGTTAGTTAGCGGGGGCAAGTAACGGCATCCGAAGGACCCCCGTAACAGGATCTCGTTTCTCGTTCTCGTTGCTGGGTAAACCTCGTTCTCGTGATTAGCCCCTGGTGCCGTCCCAGCAGCTACAGCTTCAGGGGTCGTCCAGCTCAGGAGAACTTCTGGTTGACAGATATCCCATGATGTCGTATGGTCAGACAAACAAAGGAGAAACAATGGCGATAGATTTCGATGCACTGGATCTCGTTCGAGGCGAGAACAAATCTCGTTCCTACAACACTAAGTTAGATGGGCTCCAGCAGCAGGTGACTGAGCTTCAGGAGCTGGTAGCTCAAATAAAAAAGCACCTCGTTGTAAATATTGAAGAAGATGCCACTTCGGAAAACTATGAACTCAGAGCTGACAGCGCAGACCTGCTCCATAAAATTGAAAAGAAAGAAAATAAAATTAAAAATAGTAGTTGACAGATCTCCCATCGTGTCTTATATATACAGCGCACCTTCATGTGAGACTGTTACGCCATGGCCGCGCAAGTGTCTTGATCCACCTGATGGTGTTTAACCAAAGGAGAACTACATGTGTGACGAACAAAAGTTATACGACGATGACTATATTACGAAAGGCCAACTAAAGAACATTAAAAAAACAGACAGACCTGAAGAAGGTAAAGTATATGCACTGACCGGTGGCCGGGGCACGCGCTGCATCGCAAATGGAAATACATGGAAAGACTCGGAGGTGAAGGATGACTAAAGACATTGTTAAAATGGACGGAACAGTAGAAACTGTTACTGAATGGTTTCTAATGCCAAGCATCAAGGAGTGCCTCGCTGAGTACGAGAAGCAGGATATAGGATTAATTGCAGACATTGCTAAGCACGGCTGCAAAGGAGGCGTTGCCGGTATTACGTATTACTCGGAAACTACTTCGTTCCATGATCACCATCAGGAAGAGATCTGGTCCCTGCTTAAGCAGCACGCAGACGAAGCTGGTTTACAAAATGGTAATATGGTGTGCCACATATCCACGAACCCGAGCTCGTTTACGGATTTAATCAACGATCTCGTTTGGTGGGCCGTCGAAGTTCAGGCACAGGACCTAGTAGATGCACCAGCAGCAGGAGCTTCCACATGACCTTCGTTGTCGTCTGGCTGTGTCTTCTGTTTATGTTTCCTGGCTTAACATTAGCTGGGACTGGCGTGCTTGTTCTCTCTCTCGTTGGTATATTGTAGTACCCCTACCTCGTCTCGTTTATATAGCTGGGCACCAGGAGCACCAGCTTTTGATGGAGAACAGGACGGGCGCTGGAAGCTGTAGTGGCAAAGCTCGGTCTCGTTTGAAGTAATGGATAATGTGGTAGCAGACTACTATAGGGAGCTGACCCCCCAGCGAAGCACAGAACTCTGCGTGGTAAGAAGAATGGTAAGGTTGGTAGTTTAGAATAATTCTAAAAGATAATACTTGCACTAGTGCATAAGACACAATAAGATATAACTTTAATCAACAAAGGAGAAAAGTTATGGGATTAGATCAACACGCAAACCTAAGAGGTGAGCAAATAGATTGGAAGAAATATTACTCTGATGATAATGATCAAGAGAATATTTTTGTCTGGAGAAAACACGCAAGACTTCAGCAGTTCATGTCTACTAAATGGGATGAGCAAAACACCAACCATGAACACGAGGGGCATTTAAGTCACTTAGGCTTTAATGGAGACCAAGAAGCACCTTGTTATATGACTGAGGAAGTTGTCAAAGATTTAGCAGAAGCTATATCAAATGATTACAAGGACTATAAAGCAGAAGATGGTTTTTTCTGGGGGCAACAGTTCCAAGAGGAAAGCGTCAAAGAGTACAAGGAACAAGATATCAAGTTTCTTAAATTCTGTGAACAAGCGATCAGCGAAAAAAAGGTCGTTGAATATTGGTGTAGTTGGTAATGGCTAAAGATGAATTTACCAAGCTAATGAAAAAAGGCGAGGTGGACGATAGTTATAATGTGCGAGGCGACAGTGTCGCCTCGTCTCGTTCTCGTTGTGGCAAGGTTGATAAGGATAAAACTAAACAACTGACAGCAGACGGCACAGCGTGGGAAGAAAATTTTATTAATTTTCTTACAAATAAAATAGATAAAATAGAGGGGTCAGAGAATGTTAGTATTAGTATTAATGGAGATAAGCCAAAGCCTATTAAAGAGATTAAAAAAAAGATAAATTAACTATTGCATAAGATGAGATAAGATATAAAAGAATAGAGTATTTATAAAAATACATAACTTAACAAAGAGGTAAAAATGCAAACAGCAAAAAAGCTAAAGCAAGACGAAAAAAAAGTAGTCCTAGCTTATGCAACACTAAAGCTAAAAGCAAATAGACTTAACAAAGAGTTAGATAGCATGAAAGAGCATGTTGTTAATCTATTTGATAGAACAAACCAAAACTTAATTATTGTTCAAGATGAGCATGGAAATAGTTTTGGGTTACAAAAGATTAACAGAGTTAGAAAATCTTTTGATAAAGATAAATTTAAATTAGCACATTTAGATTTATACAATGCACACCAAAAGCAAATTGCTTATTGTGAATATAAGGCTATTGGCGAGGTATCAAATGCCCAATAATGATTTGATTAACATAGCTAATGTATTGAGTGAAAAGTTAAACTCTAATGCACCGACATCACTAGCAGACATGGTGGTGGACAATGGGCAAAAGAAACAGTTGAATTATGAAATCATGTTTCAACTATTAATGGGCGAGTGTGAAAAGCACATACTTGAGAATGTAGGCAACCCAATCGTTGATGAGTTCAAGGACAACATACTAAAAAAGTTTAGTACACTTGTTCAAGCCATACACAACACAGACTAATAATAAACACTAACCAATGGCGCGTTATACTACGCGCCATTGGTGTATCTAGCCTACACCTATATGAAGGCTCATACTCAATCTTAAAATCGTTTTAAAATTTACCTGTTCAGGAGTTCGCGTTCTAGGGCTAGGTTTTCTGAGGCGAAAGGGTTTACAAAGTAGGTTATATAGATACACTAGGGTCCCAAACGAGATGAAAATAGAAAATTTAACTGAAGAAGAATTAAAAGATATAATTCTAAAAAAACAATTAGAG